AGCTTCATGATTACCGTCATAGATAATAGTTGGAATACTTATGTTACGAATAAACGAAAAATAAAGTTCCAACTCTTCCATGTTCGGCAGACGATCAAATAAGTCTCCTCCTATAATATGGGAAGTACACTGCCTTTCTAGAGTATGAATCTGATCGAAAAACAGTTTGTACCTATTTAAAGCCCACTCGCGTGGGACATTCTTTTGCCCTAGCTTGATGTGCCAGTCTGCCGTAAATAAAATCATGATACGTTGAATTCATCTTCCAAAGTTTCATCAATATCACCTGCACTATCTTCACGAATTTCGTCAAGAAGTGCTTTTTGTGCGTCTGGAGTAGGGCGAGGCATTACATCATCCATAGACTTCAGCTCTGCAACAGCCGCCATCTCGTTCTCGCTGAGAGCACGTTGCTTGCACTTGAGTACCTGTAGTTGGTACTCTACATTGTAGGGAAGAGGCCCAGTCTTTACACGCTTGAATTTTACATCCCAGCCTGTGCTTGGGTCTGTAGGGTCGCCTAAGTCTTCTGCAGCGGTTAAGATAGCTTCAAAAAGCTTCTTCTTGAGGTTGACAATTTTTACTTCGCCGTTGTCAAGACACTGCATAGCGTAGCTCCAGCCACACTTAAGATCGGGATAATATTCACGAATCCAGTCTTTTTCTTTGTTGTTAAAACGCTCTTCATTACGGTCAAATGATAAACACTCAAAAGGAATGTTCTTGCCGTTTTTACCTTCAAGCCAATACACGTATCGTGCTAGAACGTCTCCGACGAGACGAATTTCATTGTCCCCATCCCGGTAAGAGTAAGAGGTAATTGATGATTTTTTGTTGCCACCTGCTGTTTTGTTAAATGATAGTGCCATTAGTGTAATTTCTCCTTATTGACTTCTTCGTACAAAAAATGAATCTGTCCATTCTCTGTATGTAGTAGTCTATTTTCATTAAATAATTCTGGAGCCACTTCGCAAAGAATTGAGTCCAGTGTGGTTTTCCCAGTTGTTAAATAGTCCGCGTACGGACGCATTGAAGCTAAAGAGAGATACTGGGCTATCTCGCTGTACTCGTATTTATAAGCATTAAACAATAGAACGTCTGGATGTACCAAGAAGGATTCACCAGAAAAGCTAATATTAGTATACTTATAAAGTCTGTCATATTTATTTCTCGGTATGGATGCCGTAGTCATCATCTTGAAGATTAAAAAGACAGCAAAAGGGCTACCTTCGGCTGTCTTAAATATCTTATTCCAATTATATAACAACATATTATACACTCATCTGAAGTATTTGTCAAGAAGTATTTTTTCTATGTTCAAAGCTGTTTAATCTGATAACCTTGCTTCATATAATACCCCATTCTGTTTGACGCCTGTCTCTGCGCTGTTTTTCCTTTCAGATGAATATCAATTACTACAGGGTCTCTCTTGCCTTCTAGCTTTCGTATAACTCTACCAATAAGCTGAGTAAGTAAAGGATCATTGTTTATTGGGGTAGCAAGTATTAAACAACTTAGCGTGTTTACAGAGATACCTTCAGAAAAAATTGCTTGAGTTCCATAAAGTATCTCTTTGTCTCCGTACAGTATTTCATCCACGAGTTTTTCCCTGTCCTCATGAGCAACCTCGCCCGTAACACAAACAGATTTCTCACCACTCAGTTCGGCGCAGCTTTTCAAAAAATGAACTCGATCTGACACAACGAGTACTTTATGACCTCGCGCTGCATATGCTGATGCCATCATGGCAACTGAGTGACGATACTCGTCATTATTTACGAGAGTGTTGACTCTTTTGGCCCAAGGTATATTTGCGCCATCTGGAAATCTTACTTCTGACCTATAAATATGTATAGTAGGTGTCATAAAATTTTCTTTAGGCGGTTTAAATATATTTGGACTAAAATAATCTCGAAACACCACGTGTTTTCCATCTTTGCGCTCAATTGTACCAGAAAGCCCAATCTTATATCGAGCGTGGCTGGCATCAATAATTTTGGCAAAGGTAGGTGAAGACACATGGTGCATCTCGTCGAGTATTATAGTTCCGAACTCTTTCCGGATCTTGTCAATGTTACGATACAGTGTTTGAGTATTGCCAATAACCACAGGGCTATCGGTATCAAACCTACCGCTTCCAATAATCCCAGGTTCAATTCCATAGACTTTCTCTACTTCCTTTGCCCACTGGTTACGCAAAGGAACTGTGTGGGTTACCACAAGTGTTTTTTGTCCTAGCTTTCCCGCTATAGCAAGACCCGTAAAAGTCTTGCCCCAGCTTACCCAAGCATTTATTATTGCGTTATCTTCCAAACTGTTATAAACATCCTGCTGACTTTGTCGCAACTCAAACTTGAATTTTGGAAAATCAGCAGGAATGTTTAGTCTTTTATCCACAACTTCGTAATAGCTTGGTATTAAGTCAATACGTCCAATTGGTATAGATACCAGATTTTCGCGCACCCGCTGCAGATTCTTAATAATCTGTGGAGGATCATTAGGATTTTGAGGCGGAACTTTGTACGTTAAAGCATCTGAAAGAGTTTTTCTCAGCTCTGGAGTACATTCCATAAAAATGCGATTACTTAATACAGCTTTCATTATAATCCTAGAAGGTCTTTTGCTATGATGTATTCTTTTACGAAGTCGCTTCTTACAATGTCATTGATTTCAAAGTCAACAATATCAAAGCACTCCATAGCTTTCAATACACGGATGAAATCTCGTAAACCATTCTTAGATAGGTCAGCTTGACGAAAGTCACCACAAAATATAACTCTACACTCTTGGCCTACACGAGTAATAATAGAATCTAACTCGTGAAATGACATATTTTGACACTCATCTATAATAATCGTGGCATTTCTTAATGTAACACCACGAATAAAAGATGTTGTCATAAAATGTACTAAACCTTTTGTTTTTAAGATTTGATAGGCATCCCCTCGTTGAAACAACTCAATACAAATATCTTTGTAGGGCTCTTCATAAACAGATGCTTTCTCTTTTTCATTTCCTGGTAAGAATCCTATATCCCTTGTAGGTACTGCGCTACGAATAAGTACTAGTTTATCGTAGGTGCCTTTAATCATGTCATCAAAGGCGAGGTAACAAGAAATAAATGTTTTTCCAGTACCTGCTACTCCATGTAAAACCATGTTTTTATCGCTTTCAAAAGCTAATAATTGGTTTTTAGTGAGAGGTTCAATTTCTTGCAAATCTAAGTTTGCGCCCTGTAGTGTTTTAGATCGTTTACCCATATAATATCATACTTTCCTTCGAGTGTCCTTCAAGAGTTCTTCGGAATACTCGTATAAAATCCACGGAACCTTTCCGTAGTGTAGGACTCCTGCATACCGCATTTCAGTAGCAGGAGGACGAGGTATAACAAAACGATTCTTTACTCCATGAAGCGTAAGCACAGAAGCAGTATCTTTTTGCTTTATAGCCTGAATTCTATAGTATTTTAATTTACAGAACTCAGTTTTCTCATAGATAAATGGAAACCCATTAGTATCTATAAAAGTATTTACTTTAGATTTCAATAACCCTCTAAAGTTTTCTATCTGGTGTTTTAAAGGGTACAGGTTTTTATGAGGTGTTTGCACACGTCTAATTCCTAGTGTATCTCCAGACATATTCTTATCGTCTATAATCTGTCCTTCCAGAAATAAAAGCCCATCCTGTCTATCCCAGTTGCCACTAGGCATAATGTACACAGGAAATCGGATTTTATTAATTGTACTATATTGTATCACCATACATTTTTGAGAATTTTCCGAGGGAGTAGTCTTCTGCAACGTCGAAGTCGCATCCAACCGGAGCTCCCGGGATAGATAGCCCTCTATCCAGTTGTATAAAGTGTAAAAGCTTTTCGTTATAGTGGTCAATTTCGTCCTCTGGAACTTCTGCCAAGATAGAGTCGTGTACAAGTGCAAAGATTCAAGCCTTCATATTGTTCGCTTTTATGTACTCGCCCATGTCTATTGCGCCAAGTAAGTTAATATCAGAAGCAGCGGACTGAACCAGAAAATTAAGACCAGAACGAATGCTATGACTCCGGATGCCCGCATCGGTGGACGTAACATTTGGGAGCCTCCTTTTCCTACCAAAGAACGAATAAACGAAACCATTCTGTTCAATAAATTTTTGATTATCATCAATCCAAGCCTTTAATTTGTGAAATGCCCCGAAGTAATCATTGATGACTTCTATTGCTTCTTGTTTTGAGAAAGGTTTCCCGCTGTCTTTTGTTACCTGTTCACTAATCTTTGCCGGACCAGCACCATACATTATACCAAAGGTTACTGCTTTTGC